CCCTTGATAGCCTTTAGGTTATCCCGGAATTCCTAATTAATTAGAGAATTCATTCGATGTACTCTTTGAATACATCGGCATACTTTTCTTCTTCAGAAGAATAGTAGTTTAAGCGGAATGAATACCGCTTCAACAAATGGGCAAGTCTATTGTCCATTTTGCGAATCATGATAATATCATTATCAGGATTCAAATCTTTAAGTTTTGAAAGCTTAAAGACCTTATAAGCAAGAGTTCTTGCTTCGATTCTGGATGCCTCCGTAGCTCGAAAAGCTATGGGTTTGGCAAACTTCTGGAGCCGATCAATATAATCTTGCTCCCAGCAAAGGAAATCACTGGCATACATAATGCCCTGTGATACATCGTTTGCAACTAAAGCCAGTTCACTTAAAAGTGCATTCTGACTTACATCGGTACCTGATAACAGGCGCACCAATTCCGTCGATTGCTTCCTTAAAAACTCCATAAATGGAGTATTTGGGAAGTACCAAGAGGGTTCTAAATCCTCTTTCGACCATTGGACCAACTCATTGAATAGGTCCTTTCCCGAGTTGCTTATATAAAGCGATCGGATGGCGTATTCCAGTGAGGAAAGCGCCTTCTCAACTAAGAATTTAATTCTTAGATGCGGTGGCCAATGTGCACCCTCAGTATCAACTGAGAGGCCGGAGTAAACAACCGGTATAGTGTACATAGTACTAATCGCATTCTGGTTAAAACCAGAACCAAGCTGTTGGTAGAGATCTACTACAGACTGCTCATCGAAGGATGAGGCGAAACCGGCTCGTGGGCCAATATTGACCACACTCCTGAGCTTGAGAATTAATTCTCGAGCACATGCATAATCACTAAATGATTTAGTGATAAGCCGGGGTGAAAGAGCTGATATCTCATCTCCTTCAAATGAATTCCTATGACAGAATTCACTTATCCTGAAGTCTTCAGAGACTATCAGGGATTTATCAAGATTAATCTTGATGCCGAGTTGACCCGCTCTAATCTGATAGAAATGGGCCAAAGCGGGATGTTTAATGAATAAATCATCCCCCACTATCCCATAATAGGATTTAGGATCCCGAAGGACTCTTCCGAGTATTCCGGCATCCTTAGCGGATATCCACACCAGAAAATGGTGGGATAATGCAAGGCCAATACTCCATGAGCTTATAAGGCCCATGGGTTGCCCAACTCGATACCATCGACCATTGTCAGATGGTAATTCTGTCATTACACGTCTCCAAAGAGGGGCAATGACTCTCCCGTTCGGTAACAAGTACCGTAGTACAGATTCACTGAATCTGACGGGCATGCAATCTGTCGCGTTTGATAAATCATAACACGCCAGATAGGGACTTTCAAAAGTAAATTTTGAAAGTTGTCTGAAACCTTTCGAATGATCGAAAGAATAATCAGATGATAAACTCCTGAGTATCTTAAAAGACCACTCATGGAGAGGCGACAATACATACTGTGTAGTATAATCGCCAATCCCTATAATCCTGGTTTTAAAACCAGGTGCTCCGAACGCAACCGTCCGTCGCATATAGGAATGTAGATTGCCCTCAGGAGGGCAATCCTTTCTCTTGAACGTCATAGACGGCAAGGAAATGTTTCCTATGGCTTCGCCAAGGGAAATGAGGAGATCATAATATGTCTCTCCTGGCTTGAGCGTGATCTGATGAGCACGTCTCAATTCGGAAGTCGCACCAGCAATAGCAGGTGCAAACCCTTTTATCTTAGGGTTTCTTCCGTTGAACCTCGCAGTACCATGCTTGGAAAGCATGATTGCGTGCTCCTGAGGTTTTAAAGCCTCAGTAAACGGGTGTTTCTTAGAAAATTCTAAGAAATCCGGATGCCCAATCACAGATTGGACCTCCTGATCGAAGTTAAACTTCGAGTCCTCCAGAGCAATTTCAATTCTCTGGTCTTGACCGCGGGGAGAAGAAGTCATAAACTCCTCCTCAAATCCGCGAATCTTCTTATCAATCTCAGATTGATTAGGAAGATACAGATCGTAAGATCTGAAAACGGTCGAGAGACCCAACAGGACTGATGGATCATCCCGATACTGCAATGCCAGCCTATAAATAGGCATAGCATGTCGAAACTTCTTACTTGGTAGAACATTACTGCCTACAGTAAGAAGAAACTGATGCCGGTAGGACTTATACCTACTCACAGCATTAGCACCTTCGGCTTTAATGGATAAATCCATTTGCTTTAGGTATTGTACGAGCACTCCTTTATAAGGACGCAACGTAGGGATTGCAGCTGTTACAAACAGCGCAACCTTTCCAATAGGCTCTTTGTAAAAAGAGTTCCTTTTGGCCCTTTCAAAGTGGTTGTGACTATCATGATCTTCTACGGTCATGGCAGTTCCCCCTTTCGAGGTAAGCGGTAGTAGATCGAGCTCGGACTAAAG